CTCGAAGGCGTACTCGATCAGGGGAGTTATCTCAAACTCTTGAACCTGTCCGTCAGCCCTTGTTACCTTTAGCTTTGCCATGTTAGCCCCTTAGTTAGTTTCGGTTATGGTGCTGTTGTTACAGCGATTGTACCGTTTACATTCCAAGTTACGCTCTGAGTTGAAAGGTCTCCAACTGCACCGTTGATAGGTGTTGTGTTGTTTACAAGGCAGCTCATTGTGTAGAGTGGGTTTGTAGCTGATACTGTTGCAGAAGTCTGCTTGACTGTGACTGTTGTGCTTGTTCCCCATACAGACTGAAGAGTCTGGAGTGTCTTTGAAGTTGCCTCATCATTGAAGAAGTCAATAGTGATTGAAGATGCTTCAAGACCCTTGACAAACTTATGACCTGAGTCACCCATTGCTGTTACTTCAAGCTCATCGAATGAACGGTTGATTGTGACTGCTGATACTAGAGTTGAAAGGTCTACCGCGTTTACAGTAAGAACCACTCCGTTGCTTAGATATACTGACACGGTTTATTCCTCGTCTTTCTTAGTTGTTGGTTTCGTTTCTGGCTTAGAAGCAACCTGACCGATTTTAATCAGGAAGGCTTCATTTTCTTTTTCCCATTGCGCTAAATCGGTCATGATTTAACTCCATTCCGTTAGGGTGCTGATCTGTATTGTACAACTCAGCAAGTCTCCAGTAGGTAGGCTTAGAACGGCTGGAGCGCTCACAGTTCCTACATTGAACACAATGCTTGAAGCATCGAGAAGCTGAAAGATTCTTACAATATCATCTTCGATACCGGCAAGGTTGCCTTGGTTATCGAGTAAGGGCACAAGGATATTGATTGAGAAGTTGGCTAAAGGCGCGACTGATGTGCGGTCATTATTGGTCGGAGTGATATACGGATCAGCAGGGCTGATGATTACAGAGTTAGCAATAGGGCTCGCTGGTGGGTATGAGAATACTGACCACTTAGTGTTATCAGTAAGAGCTGAGGCGATGCTAGATCGTAGGGTGGTAATCGCTGGCATTAGCCCACCATTGAGTTAGGGCTGAGATATGGTGCAAGCAAGCCACGAACGCGAGCCATGAGCTGATTAGACATTGTGTAAGGGCTTGGAGCGAATCCATCGATGCTAACGCCTTGACCGGTTGGAGCTTGACGAGCCTGCCAGATAGCAACGCTAATCATGAGGCTTGCCTCTTGAATAGCAGGGATAGTTGTGTAATCGACATAGGTATCTGCTGCAACTGTGCCGTAAGGATTTACTGGGTGGAAGACTGCTGGCACATTGTTGTTACCAGTAATGGCGTAACTAATCTGCTTCTCGCCTACTCCGGTGATTGTCTTGTTGCCATTGTGCTTAGATCCGCAGCCTGTGATATTTACGGTCTGACCGACGTAGAAGACATCTTGCACATAGTCATTAAAGTATGAAGTGCCTGTGTTGGTTGTGTTGCTGTGTCCGACGATTGGAGTCGTGTTAGTCCATAGAAAAGGCAACATAACATCATCAGCAGCATCACAGACTGACTGCAAGACTGCATCAGTATAGAGAGTTCCAATACCTAATGCGGTACGAAGTTCTGCAACTGTTGTTGTACTCATGTTGTCCTTTCTAAAGACTCAAGGGAGCTGCAAGGGCTCTGGCAGCCCCCTTGAGCGACTTAGGGTATTGCTATTATGTAAGGTTGAACTTACGAACGCCCTTACCTGACTTAGCAAGGTAGATAGCGAGGTATCCGTAGAGATTGATTTCAATCTCGCCAGATGTAAGAACGTTTACACGAAGCTGAGTTGTTGGTGACTCCCATGTGTAAACAGATGCTGGTGCAACTAGGAACGCTGAGTTATCAACGATTCCTGAAGTTGAGATGTTGTGATCGACGATAAGGTCTGTACCAAGTACGCCACCAACAACGCTTGTAGCAACTGCGTTGCCTGATGCGTTCTGTGTTGCGCCCTGTGCTGAGTAGAGTGCGCGACCTGTTGTATCTGCGTATCCTGCGATAGCAGCCCATTGATCTGTTGATGCTACGAGCTTGTTAGCGAAGTCTCCGCCTGTACCCTTGTATGCGGCTGCTCCTTCTACAGAGATGAATGACTGAAGTCCTGCTGCTGTTGCTGCTGTTGTAGCTGCTGTTGTACCAGATGCTACGAACGCTGCTAGAAGTGCTGCGTCTGTTGCCTTCTCATAGGCTTTTCTCAACTCCGCCATCATCAATTCCATAAACGCCGGTGAAGATCTGTCGACGAGCTCAAAGCTCACCCTTTGCAAACCTGAGAACTTCTCGATTGAGATAGTGTCATAAGCAGATGTCATGCCTGTCTCAGATGGTGCTGCACCTTCGTTTGTGTCTGCAACTGTTGGAGCTACATCTGCTGAAGAAGCGTTTGTGTAAAGGCGTGGAACTGTGAATGACATTCCATCGATGCCTGCGAGTGAGCCGCGTGTAGCTGCTTCAAATGCTGGGCGACCTGTGAATGTGTCTGTGATGAATGTGTTGAGGTGTGATGGGAGTGTCAAACCTGTGTTTGTTGATGTTGAGTCATCTGCTGCACGAACTGTGCGGCGTGCTTCGTCATCGCCGAGAGCAGCCTTCATAGATGCTTCGAGATACTGTGCTGATGAGATTGGAGCTGTGCGCTCGCGTACTTGGAGATTCGCAACAACTGTTGGGCGAGCCGCTTCGATTGCTGCTGCTTCAACTGCTGGAGCTTCTACCGGAGTGGTTGATTCTTCCACTTGTGGCTCGCTTTCTGGTTGGATTGGTTCAACAGGGAGTGATTCCTCTGCTGCGATCTCTAGCACCTGAGCAGACTTGAAAGCCGGTTCAGTAACGAGAGAAACTTCTTTTAACTTGGCTGATGTGACGATTGTGTGTCCATCGCGTGATGGCTTTGATGCAAGAACTTCTGCGCCTACTGAGAGACCTGAGACAAGTCCTTCTTGAGCCATAACTAGAGCATCGTTGCCGCCTGTAGAGCGTGAAAGCTTGAAGGTTGCGTAGATGCCGTCTGCGCGAGTCTCTGCGGCAATCATGCGACCAACTGGCTTCTTCATGTCATGCTGTGAAAGCAACTTAATCTTGGAGATGTCAGCAATGTCGATTGAACCGGCTTCGAATACAACGCCGCCCATGTTAGTATTGCCAATCTCGCCTGTACCCATTGGCACAATCTTTCCTGAGATTTCGCGGCGTTCTTCGCTGCACTCGATTGAGGCTGCTTCGATGATTAGGTTATTCATTAGCTCATTCCTTCGATTCCGTTAGGGGTAAGGTCTGTCATTTCCATCGCTTGCTCTGTAGAGATAAGTCCTAGGGTTAGGAGCTTCTCAAGAACCTGAAGTTCAACAAGAGGATCGTTCTTTAGGAAGGTGTCGAATACTGCAAAGCGAACTTCATGCCCTGCTGTAGAGATATCGTTCATTGAAAGGCGCGCCTGAATAGCCTGAATGTAAGGCTCAATAGATAAAGCAAAGAACTGCTTGCGCTCATCTTGGACATTGGCGTATGTCATTGTTGTGTTCTGATCTGCTGAAAGATAATAGGCTGGCACATTCATAGCGCGGGCAATCTCAGTCGAAAGGTTCTGAATTGCCTCGTTCATCATCATGTCACGGGGTGAGAACTGAGTAGGCTGAAATTCAAGAGTAGATGTGAGGTAAGCAGTAGAGTTGTTCTGACGGCTGCGCTTCCAAGCTGCAAGAAGTCCAGAGACTTCATTGGCTGGTAGGTCTGCGCCTGTGTTCTTTAAGATACCTGATGCCATTGGGGTAGCTGAAGCAATAGCTGCTGCTTTATTGATCTGTATTGCAGAGTTAATTGTCTGACCAGCGCGTTCTAATACGCCCTCATCGAATCCCTGAATAGTAACAATGTCATTCATATCGACTGGGTAAGCATCGATGTAATACTGGGTGATCATGATGCCTTCGAGGTCAGTTGTGAATGTAACGCGTGTGTTAGCAACCCATTCGAAAGCAGAAGGGCGACCATCTTCAGCATAACGCTCTGTAACGCGAAGGTAAGCAACTCCGTAGAAGAGAAGCGAATCAACGCACCAAGTAAGGGTCACGAATGATGGCTGATTCTTTGCCAACTGGCTAATCCAGCGAGGTGGGGCAATTACTTCGCCGGTACTCTTGCTGTAATACTCAAGTGGGATTGATGCGACTGTTCCGCAGATAAGGTTACGAGCTCGGGCTACTGATGGCACACTCATAGCATCTTTGCGAGACACTCGGAGAGCAATCGCGTTATAGATCGATGGAAGATTCTCACCCATGACCTGTGGTGCAGCTTGCGCTTCTAAGATTTGCGGCTTACGCGAGAAGAGACCCATAGAAGGCAATTATACACTAGATGTAGGTCATTCGGTGTAGATAGCCGCCATCTGTTGGGGTTTTGTTAATTGGTGAACAACCATTGCAGTCGAGATAGCACCAGATACATCGCCAGCACTTTTGCGTTTAACAATTCGCCATGAAGAGTCATTGGTCTTGGCCGCGCAGTTGTTCATCTGTTGAATCCAGTTCTCTTGGCCAGAATGAACTAAGCGATGATTGACCAAAGCATCTAATAGATCTCCGCAAGCTTGATAGAAGGCAGCGCCTGAGATATCTAGGGTTACTTGGCCAGCATTGGAGAGTCGGTCAGCGATTGATTGAGCTGTGTACTTGTCAAAGCAGATTTGGCGCGGTCTGTATTGGTCAGCCCATGCCTTTATATCAACGGCAATCTTTAGATCATCGACACTTACTTGGCTTTCCCAAGTCTGGAGTATTCCAACTCCGATGCGACCATCTGGGAGTATTTGACCAGCGACGAGGCTTGCATTACGGCGAGATGGAGATACATCGAAAGCAAATACCGTATAGCCACCGACCGGAATCGAGAGCGCGGAGTCTGAGGTTTCCTCAAGAACTCCATGAGGCCACGGAGAACTGAGAGAATCGATCCACGAGCACAATAGTTCTGTTCTTGTATTTTCAATCGGGCTAGTCGCAACTGCTTCTTCAAGGGCTTCCTCACTTATCGTATAGCCAAGTGCAGGGTTAGCCATCGCCCATGCTTGGCGGTCTGTTATCTTGCAATACTGCGGAGCTGAATACTCGTAATATCCGAAACTCTTAGGCGGGTTCTCTAAAGCTCGTTCTCGCATTCCATTGAGGACAACTGAGAAAGCGTCTCCTGCATTTGAGGTAAGAAGCGTCTGAGAATTTGGGCGAGCTCTAGTCGTAGGCACAGCGGCTCGAAATCCCTCTTCATTGATCTCTCGGAGCTCGTCAATAAAGAGAAAGTCGGCAGTTCTGCCTCTAGATCCATCTCTAGTTGCCGCAACAACATCAAGCCTTCTTCCGTCAAGCATTTCAATAGACTCTGTACCGTTGGCGTACCTGATCTGTTTAACGAATCCCTTGAGGTGGTCATTACTCTCCAATACTTGAGCTACTTGTCGGAAGGTGTCAAGTGCCATCGATCTATTCGAGGACATGATAAGGACATTGCGGCTATCCCACTTAAGCAGGTGAGCCAAGATAAGCATACGAGCTAGATGAGTCTTCCCGTTCTGCCTAGCGATTAAAAGTAGGTTTGTCTTCCTGACCCAAGCCTGATTTTTGTCCACGGTCAGCATATCCTTGAGTACATACTCTTGCCACGGCAGAAGCGGCATACCGATTATCTCGCATAAGTCCTTTACATCTTGCAGTTTGTTAGCACCCTTTAAGGGTATTGACTGAAGCCTTGGTTTAGTTGCCCCTCGTAGCGCTTTGGATCGTTTGGCTGCCATCGGGTTAATTACCGACTGGTTTGGCTGTGAACGGACTGTCCTCGTGGATTTTGGACTGTGTCGGAGAGAGGAAGGCTGA